CCTGCAGTGTCAATCGGAGTAGTTTCATGAGTTCTCCTTCTTTGCATAATATCGTTCTTATTAACAGACATACGGTATTTACTGTATTTTCTAGGGATAATACTACTATCGGGCTACTACCTCTTCTAATTAAAATCTAATCTTATAACTTGCTTGAAATCCATCAACTTTGTTGTCTTTGACATTCAGTTGAAAAGACACACCTTTATTGTACCCAAAATTCCTTTGTACTTCAATTGGAACGTACCATTCATTAGACACCCTTCCTATCCCAGCACCCACTTCCCACTTGTGCTTCTTTTCGTAGTCTTTGAAGATGGGTGTGAGGTCTAGCGTTTGCTCGACACGTGTCGTAGTGGTAGTGGAAGTAGTATAGGATGGAGGAGAAGAAGGTGTGTCTTTTAATGTTTCTTTAATGTACTTATCTTTGACTGGTATCTGAATGTCATTACCATTGATGACTGCATGATAGTGGTTATTCAGAATCAAATCTGGATCAGACGTACTGGTTTTACTTGCTGCTGTTATTTCAGTAGTCAAAGAGGGTGAAGTATAGGAATCTGTAGTTGTAGCTGTTTTTGTTGTTCCTTCTTTATACCCTTTATCATATCCATAATGGTAAATCATTGTTGTTGTTCCAATAAAGAAAATCATCAGAATAATAACAATAAGGATATTTCTTTTATTTACATCATTAAAATCAATCACTTTAGAATCACCTATTTTCATTCTCAATACTGTAATAAAGGATGTAGACCTTCGGTGTGTCACATTGAAAGGTCTAATAGTTTACACACATAGTGATTCACATGCTATACCTAGTGTAGGAAACATATATCTCTTATTTCATAGAGTTCCAAGTTACAGAAACAAGAGATACATGTATATAATATAGATTCCCTCAGTCTCCCTTTCTGCGTGCCACAATTAGAACTTTGTATATATGTGCCACAATTAGGCTTTCTTTAGGTCTTTCCTAAACTAGAGTTGTCTTTTATATGAAACTTTCTCCGCTGTGTTTAGATCCTTTAACATTGCCAGTTTCACCTTGCTATAGTTCTCTCTGCCAACAGGTCTAGGGTTTGTCTGATTCAGTTCTGGAATATAGAAGATACCTCTGTCTGGGTCATCCCATTGTTCAAGTAACTCATCCAGTTGTTCGTCCATCCCAGTTTGATAATCCCTATCCATAGAATTAGCAAAGAACTCCACAGCCATAGTGACAGCATCCAGTCTATCATCGTGAGCAAGTGCCCCTCTTTCACTGGTGAGCCGTGTCATTTGATAGATTAAAGAATAGTTAGGACTAGATTCATACGTCTTATAGTCAGCAGTGATTACCCCTTTATTGACAATGAGCTTGTGTCTCATCATAACAGGTTCAAGGGTGTCTATAATACGCTGTTCCTTCTGTGCCTTACTTCTGATTTCTTCCAAAGCACATGGATAGATTCTGGTAAAGATAGGAGCAAGAAGTTTGCCAAACATCCCATCACCGAAGTTAGATTCATAGACAACTGTGTTTACCTTCCAGAACTTAGCTTTGTTAGCCAGTGTCTCCAGTGTGTTATCACTGTAACCAGAGGTATAACCACCACTTTCCATCAAGAACAAATAGCCATTAAGGTATTTGATGATTGCATATGCCGTTTCATCCTTACCACGTCCAGATGGGTCAATAGCCATAACTGTTCCAGTGTATTCAGATGTCTCTGGGGACTGTAGGAGAGGAGAATAGAAGTAATCCCCTTTCAGAGCTACAGACGCTACATCCTTCCATCTCTTTGTAGGATCAGCAGTCCAAGACCATTTAAGACTAGCTTCATTCATATCCAGATCCGCTACAATCAAGTCCTGTACTTTAAGTGGATACTTCTCTTGATCCGACAAGTTGGTATTAAGCATGAACTGTAAAGCAAACCCAGCTTTGCCATAAGACAACTCTCGCTCTGCAATGTCCTGTGCATTGAATCGTTTTGGGTCAGTTGGCTCTCCCTTATGCGCTTCCCAGTTATCAAGAATAAACGGAGCAAGGGTGTCTCCGTAATCTTCGAGCTGTTTCTTGTCCTCTGGATAACGTACTGTCCAGATACGACAGTGATACCCACGTTTCTGAAGTTCGGTATAGAGAGACATTTCATTCTGAGGTGTACCCAGATAGATGATTTGTCCCCCAGGTTTAATAACAGAATCAAATTCTTTTACTGCTTCTCCTAGCTTATCACGTTGTGTCTGGGTGCCAGAGTTACCTGGAACTTCTACGTCATCTGCAATCAGAAGGTCTGCACGAGAGCCAGTAATCTGTCCAGTGATACCTACAGACTTTACAGACGGAGAAATATCTGGGATAGCCAAGCCTACGTCAAAGAGATTCTGGGTGTTTCTCTGTCCTTCTTTTGTTTTTAATTCCTCAAGGAAAGGGAGCAGCATAATGATACGCCGTACAAAGACAGCGTTCGCATCTGCTCTATCTTTAGACGCAGACACAATCAGTACTTTAATCTGCGGTTCATTCCAAAGTTTCCATACGGCATATGCACACGTCAGATACGATTTAGCAACACCACGGAATCCTTCTATAATGAATCGTTTACTGGGATATGTCATAAGGTGTTTAGCAATATCATACTGAATCGGTGTTGGTTCTGGTAAGCCCAAATCATGCCAAAGCATATAGACAAACACCCTAAAATCAGTTTTGGCTTTTTGAATCTGGGTGTTTGTCCAACATGCTCCTGTAAAATCAGTTAAGTCGATCAATATCTACACCGTCTTTCACATCATCAAAAATTGGGATGTGCTGACGCTCAATCTGCTGCTGTATGTCTGCAACACCCTTAGTGCGAGGGGAGACAATCAAATCATTGTCTTTCAAGAATTTTCTTACACGGTCAAGGAAACGTGGGTCTTTCCGCATTTCTGGGTCAGCAAGCCCTTCACGAATCGCTTGCACTTCACCCTGTGCAATTTCATCCAAAAGTGCAGGATCAATTTCAAACATCTTCATCACCCCATCCATCATATCTATCAAGATCATTTGCTCTAATCGTAGCCAGCACCTTGTCTGCATAATCAGGGTCAGTTGCATAAATCGGTGCAAGAGTGCGTACAAAGTCTTCTACAGACCAAGTACTTTCCCACGCTTCTACAACTTCAGCATATTTGTAGTCTTCAGTAATAAGGATACACCAGTCTCTAATGGCTTCTTCCAGTGTTTCATAAGACTGGAATTTGTCATAGATAGTTATATAGTGTCCATTTTCATATTCAGTAGTCTGCTGCCGTACATAATTACCCCAGCCATTCCATTTACGTCCAAAGTAGTTGTACTGTCCAATGCAGTACCTGCCCCAACCACTTTCAAGAATAGCCTGTGCAATGCACACAGATGCAGGAAGATTATATTCTGCACAGACATCACCAGCAGTATCTCCAATCATTTCAATAAATTCATCTGGGGTCATATGGGAATCTCCTTCCATTTTCTTTCTTTACTTCATCAGGCACCCCATCTTTATCTGCATCATAAAGCCACCTACTAAGCAAAGTTACAGTGGCTGTCATCCCAATCACGACAATAATGAACTGTCTAAATTCTGGGATATTAGGGTGTCCTGTCATAATCCATTCATATGCTGTCATTGTCAAATAAATAAAAAGACAAAGAATTAAAAAATTGACATTGAACTTAATCAATGTCATGGATTCTTTGTCTCGTCTCTTTGGTTTGAATGTAGACAACACTTTGATTAGTTTTGATTTAATTTGTCCCACATATCCTCCATACGTGCAATACGATCATTGTTAATACGATGTGCCATTTCCATAGCTGTCATCCTAGCATCTAATGCACGTCTGTCTGCTGCACTCATTTCTACTTCTCTTTTCAGCTCAGATAAAACCTTAGTGTTCATGTCAATCGTCTTCTGTATAGGGCGGATTACAAGATAATTGAACCCACTACTCACCAGTGTCGCGATGGTCAGAACAGAAACGATACTGTCTAAGAAGTTCATGCTTACCTCACACACAAAAAAAAAAACAGCACTTATCTAGTGCTGTGCAAAATCATAATAATTTGAGCAATACAAGAAGTATAACTCCTATAGGAGCAACAACGAAAGAGAGAAATACAAAAACAATCATACATGCTCCTGCATATGATGTTCCTTCTTTTTCTTCTACAATAGCAGCAGCAATTAAGAAAGCAATAACAGCTAATGTTGCAATCATATTTATCCCTTCTTTCTGCCTATAGTATAACATGCTTAATATAAATATAATAGGGGTGCCAAAAGACACCCCCACCATATTTAACTTACCGACTAACTTATTACTAAGTAGTAGGTGTAGTAGTACCTGTAGGTGCCAAAGGATTTGGAACAATGAAAGCAGGAACAGGAGCAGGGCGAAGTCTCTGAACAAGATCCGCAGTCTGTGCTGTCTGTCCGTTAAGGATATTCGCTGCCATGAGCTGTCTATCCCTTTCTTCCAGTTTAGCCTTCAGTTCTGCCATCTGGTATGCAGAGAACATTGCTCTGGTCTTCTCTCCATCCTCTTTGATAGCTTCTACGATGCTGCAAGTGTTCCTATATCCTTCTGTACGAACTGCATCAAGGTTTCTGTTAGTTTCACAGCAGCACATCTGAGCAGCCTGCTGGTTCTGAGCGAGCTGCTGCATAAGACCAAAGTTGCCCTGCATGACAGTCTTCTCCAGACCATTGATACCATTCGTGAGAGCATAGGTGCTATTAGACTGTCCATAGGTCAGCCCACGCATCTGAGACATTTCATTAGAGTAATCAAACCCTCTCTGAATGTCTGCCTGAGTTGCAGTATTCCCTTTGTTACCAAAGAGATTACCACCACCACCGAGTAATACGAATAAAACGACTACCCACAACCATTCACTACCACCGAAATCTGCGCCTGTCTTTTCATTCAGATTGAATACAGGTTGCACACCACTCATACCGTTCTCCATAGAATCACCATTCCTTTCGTAAAATAATTAGAGAACTGCATATATCAACTCTGCCGTACGCTCAGAGCTGAATACCAAACATAGCAAATTTCTGCTTTATATCGGCAATAAGAGGAGCGAGCTGTGTCTGAGGAATACCCTGTGTAGAAATCATGTTCATAACAATCTGCTGTCTTTCAGCTGGGGTCTTTCCCTGCATCATAGCCATTGCCCTCTGGAAGCGTGGATCACTACCTATCAATGACATAAGAGCTGTTTCAATGTTAGTGTTCATTATGATTAGTCTCCTTTGCTTTTAGCAATCAATGTATCTACTTTTTCTTCAAGTGTCTTTAACCTTTCATTCAAACTCTCTTCCTGTCCTTTTGCTTTGTCATACACTTCAATGACTGGAAGACCACTAAGATCAATGTATTTCACATAGACCTTATTCTCTTTTTTAGAAACGAAGAAAGTGAGAGAGCCACAAGGATCTACTCTAGCTCTTCTCACTTCATCTACACTATTTACTTCACCACCATAGCTGTTGATAGCTGGTGGTGCTGGTGGATAGTCAAACATGATAATCACCTCTTTCCTTTCGTTGCTCATGATGTTCGTATCAAAATTCTTACTTATCTATTGATATAAGAATGAGAACTTACAATTTTACCCCTTCGATTTCTGCGCGTACTTCTAATGTGTACAAGTACTTACCCATATACGACGCCTGTTCTTTTAGTAACTCTAACGAGCAAGTGGGTTCAAAATCAAGAGTACCAGCTTCGTACTTAATAATTGTTCTATGAAGTTTATCATAACGAATCTTAGTTTGATAATATTCTGCTTTGAATCTATCTTTATAGTCAGAGCTATTCATTAAAGTAATCGTGTCTTTAAGTTCCATGTGTCCTCCATTTATACGAGAATTAGATGGTAGCTACGTACTGCTTGAACAGTTTACCTTCCGGCATATCGGGGTCGTCCCAATAGAGAGCCTTAGCCACCGCGATATACTTTTCTGGGTCGTTACCCAAGCTCTATTTATGTATTGCTAACCATTCTACTAATATTTTATATGATGATAAATTTTCACGTGAAGATATCCACGTAATGCCATTAAACGATGTAGTTGTTTTATTTCCAACTACTAGGGTGGTATCCCCAAAGTATGGAAAGGTGCTCGCCAATGTTAATTGCACACTATAATCTGCATCAGGGAAGTCTACAGGAATTTCAAAATTTCCTTGTTGTCCATTACTATTGATAATTGTTTTAACCGTTACTGTCCCATATTGGATTTTTTTGCCTATGTTTTGTACACAAGCGTCCACATATTCCTTTGCACACACCGTTTTTATGCTAAACTTAGCCGTACCATCATCAACTATTGTCCCTGATACAGTTGGCATATCAGATTCTGTTGCCCCTGTTGTCCCTGCCTTTGTACACTCAAGGTACAAATAAGAAGGGAGGTTAGGAGAATATGCAATGTCACCAACGGCATATGCTTTGTTGCGAGCAAGGATGTTAAGCCCTGCGTTAAATGTCGTACTATCACCATCACCTTTAGTGACAGTTACTTTGCCATTCGATTCTGTGACAGACTGGACGTACTGCGTAGGATCCCATGTCTTTGCATTTTCTTCACTTTGCTTCGCTGCCTTTGCACTGTTATCTGCATTAGTTTCACTAATTTTTGCATTAGAAGCCGAAGAAGCAGCTGCCGATGCACTATTAGCAGATGCCGTTGCGCTCTGTTTGGATGCATTAGCACTGTTAGATGCATTAGAAGCAGAATAAGAACTTGCAGAAGCACTAGACTGAGAAGCACTAGCGGAAGCAGCGGAGTTACTTGCAGAGGTCTTTGCTTCTTCTGCCCACGTCTTAGATGACTTATTGCCAGAGACACCATCTGGACTAGAAGAATACATAGCCCACCTCTTAGAGAGTTCTGCACTAGTACTAGCATCATTTGCTTTGATAGTTGCAGTATCTTTCAGCGTAGTCATCGTACTCACATAAGAATTGCCAGTATCAGTAAGACGCTTATTCTGAGAATCCCCAGTAGCTACAATAGAGCTATTCTGTGTTGCCCCTGTGTTTTTAAGCTGATTTAAGAGACTATCCTGATTAGCTTTAATGTATCTAAGAGTTACAACATCCCCATCCTCAATAGGATCAAGAGCATTGATAATTCTTTTATACTGTCCATCCCAGCAATTAGGGTTATCATACGCAGTAGACATCCCAGAATCAAAGACCCTATCAGCTGTTTCTTCCGAAAGATGCAAGAGCTGTACTTCCTGTAAAGATAAGTCTGCACTTCTAAGTACAGAAGCATCCTGCCATTCTACCAGAGGAGCAGTAGTTGTCTCACGATAAATCTTAACAGAATGCCCAATGGGAATCCCTTTCACAAGTCGCACCTGTTTGTCTTCCACCGTATAATCCACACCAATAGTAAGTTCTGTAATATTGGTATAGATGTCTTCTACCTTTACAAACTTCTTCCGTAAATAATCAAAAGGGAATGCATAGACAAGCTGACTAGCATTCCCTTCATAAATTACAGAAGCCTTTCTTTCTTTAGCCAAAGTTAAGCTCCTTTACTATTTAACATTCATGATTGAAGAAATATCAGAATTTGCATTGCGATTGTTCCCAGAAGCATCACCAATCTTATAGCGGTTCTTTCGTTCACGTTGCTTCTTCTCCTTATTCATTTCTTTTCGTTTCTTTACACCGCTAGCATCTCTAATTTCAGACGCAAGAAGTGTCATGCCCCAGAATCCATTAAAGGGCACAACCTTCAGAATATTTGCTATGTCTTCCTGCGACATTCCATCACCAACTGTAGAGTTATAGACACTATCTCCAAACCCCACGATTGGATTGATAGTAGAAGATACAGCTGGCATCTGGTCTACTGCACGCCCTACAATAGAACCTGCTTTCATATCTTTCCCTGTCCCTGAGGCCCTAGAAGAGTTGTCTACAGTAGTACGCATCATAGGCGTACCAGTCAGAATCTCATAGATGTCTGAACCAAAGGAAGGGATAGAGCCAGTGATAGCCCCACGCGAGAAAGCAGCCCATGCAAGTCTACCTGGTGTCAACTGTTTAGCAATGTACTCTTTTCTTCCTTCTGGATCATTAGGGTATTTCACCACCGCTCTAAGATACACCAAGCCCATATAAGACATGCAGTTCGTTCCCATTGAAGCTAGTGCAGCCAGTGCATCATCCATCTGACGAGAAGACAAAGCTCTGAGTGTCTGGTCATTTACGGCACGAAGAGAATAATCTTTGAACTGGAACAACAGCTTAGTAAACCAGTTCTTTTCCTTCAAGAGAGGGGTATTCCCTATAGACATCTGCTGAATGCCACGTCTGCTGTAGTTTTCAAGCAGATTTCTAAACTCAAAGAAAGTCTGATGGTCTTCTTTTCTCCATTTGTCAAAGACATCTGGATCAAATTTACCACTATCAAGATATTTTTTGATGTGTGCTTTCAGTTTGTCTACATCCTGTACATGCGCTGCATCCAATAAATATTTGCTGAATGGATCACGAGTACTGGAAATCTTCTCTCCTCTAGCCCATTTGATAGCGTCAATGAAGCCACTTTCCCTAGTTTGTCTAATCATCCAGTCTGTCAGTTTAGGGAGCTGATTCATAGTAGATGTAACATTGGAGAATATCTTCATTGTCTCCTGTGCCTTATCAAGTCTCTTTCCCCAGACACTAGAATAACCAAGGGCGTCTCTAAAAGACCGTGCTTCATAATCAAAGTTCCTATCCCAGAATCTAGTATTCAGTTCTCTTCCATACAATCTTACCTGTGCTTCTTTTGCAAAATCTTCCAGTTCTTTTTCAGATGCAGAGAGCATAGCACGTCTCATCTGTCTAAGGATTGGAATGGACTTATACAAAACACGAGTTCCTGCGTATGCCATTGCAGAACCAAATTCACCAAGCTGTGCCATGAACATCTGTCCACCAACGTCTGCATAGGATTTAGTTCTGAACAATTCAGAGAAAGCATCCCAGAGAGTTTTAGGCTTTGTATCTACATGTGTAGAGAGCAAGCGAGACATCCCTTCTGTCAAGGCATCTTTCTGTTCCTTTGCTGCTGACTTAGTAATCTTACATGCTTTAATGCCTAATTCAAGCTGTTTTGCCACATCATCAAGCACACCAGTTTGTCTCCAATTTCCGATGGAATCAAAGACAGCCACTTCACCACAGACACGATCAATGTAGGAATTGATAATTCTGTCTGTATTCACATCACGAAGATGAGAATCAAATGAGAAATCAAGCGTTGTCCCTGCTTTGTTTGCAATAGGCATGCGTACTGTAGTATCCATAGGAAGTCTAGATCTCAAGAACTGGGGAATACTTACACCATATTTACCGCCAGAGAAGCATGTCTCACTGGCGTTCTGGTCAATAACACCCCTCGCCCAAGCCTTACACCTCTTATCAATCTCTTCCTCTACCATAGCCTTCGTAACCTTTTCAAGCTGAGGTTCTTCTGGAATAGTAGAAGTGTCTAGTTCCAGTTGCTTTCCTACTGTCTTTTGATAGCCAGCGTCTTTAAGAGCTTTACCCTGTTTAGACCGTTTATTTGTCTCATTAAATTCTGGTTTAGGTACACGCCCACTAAACATGCGTTCTTCCCATTCTTTATGAGCTTTGAGGTAGCGTCTCTTTGCATCTGCTTCCATCTGCTTTCTGACAACATCCCTCTTACATGCCATCTGAGCATATTCATACATCTTTTTCATGCATGTCTCAGTGTCACCATCCATAAAGTCCACAAGGCGTGTCAGCATCTCATTGTCTACTTTACGAGTAAATTCAAGATCAAGCGGTTTCCAGTCTTTATCAATATAACTACCGTAACCCCCACCCCCATGAAACTGGGAATCTTCCTGCATCATTTCCAGACACCCTTCTCTGATCTTTTTAAGAGTATCTGCTGCTTTGATGACCTCTGGCTCCCAAATCATTTCATTCGGAGACAACCCAGCTTTGTTTCCTGCATACTGTGCATTGAAACACTGCTGTACCTGTCTATCAAATTCCAGTCTATACTGCCCCTGAAATTTATAGAATTTATTCTTCTGTAGCCATGCATTTCTAGCATCATAATAATCATTGAGCATTGGTTTTACCCGTTGCTGTAAATATTGTTTGATACGTTCACCGACAACAGGATTAGCTCGTGCTGCAATTCTTCCTCGTGTCGGTTCAAAGAGAAAGTCGTTCAAGCTACGAACTGCAAGAAGTCTTGAATGTCCAAGTACGCCATAGATTGTCTTAAACAGCCCACCTGCTTCCAGATGTTTCCCAAGCCGTGTAGGGAACCAGTGAGGCAATGAACGATGCATCCAGTCATCCACTTCTTTCTGCTCGTTATCCCACACCATTTCAGCATGGAAGTTGACAGGGCTATCCTTATCAAAAGCAGTGTCGTAAATGTACGCTGTACCATCTGGGGATACCTTGATAGGGGTGTCTCTATACTTCTGTTCATACGCAGAAGCCTTTACCCACTTCAAGAGTGTCGCATCTTTGGGCTTTTTCGTCTTAATACCACGTAACGCATAGATATTTGCTCTAGCGAGACTTAAAACTTTGCGTACTGTATAGTTGTGTAAATCCCAATTCTTATCTTCCAAAAGGTCATAGATGCTGGTACGGCTGTTTACATTTACTTTCTTATCTCTAAGAATCTCCTTGTAAGCAGAACCAATAACATCTCTTAGACCTGTTGTCATAGTGTGCATATCTCTTACTACATCAGCAAGGGCACGTTTAGACGCTACTCTATCCCCGATGATAACATACTGTCCTGTACCTGGAACTGTGAAAGCTGTTTGCCTATTAGTAATCTTGATACCGTGTTTAGTCGCAAAAGCTGTTGCCTGATTACTAGACAGAACAAAGCAATTTTTCCCTACATCATTCAGCCCCATCTCTTTCATTTCCTTGACTTTGAGCTTCAAACGGCGTCTCATTGTATCAATAGGTTTAGCTGCCTTCGCTTTAACGCCAGAGGACGGCATTGTCTCTTCTGTCACTTTGCCAGTCAGTTTCAGATTATCTTTCTTTGCCTTGTTCTCTTTTGCTTCTTTACCAGACAGCTTCACATCTTCCAGTTCCGTAGATTCACTGATCTGTTTCAGTTCAGTATTGACACGCTTCTTTATGGTGTCTGTTGGTTTCATGCCAAAAGCCCCAGTAAGCATGTTGTCTTCACTACGGTTCAAGTGCCCATATACTTTCTGAAGAGTTTTAGATTTAGGTAATACTCCCTTAACAGTACGCATCGCATCAAACGCATTGCCAAGGATTGCTGCCTGTACCATGTACTGTGCATAGTTTGCTTCAAATCCCCCATATTTGTTAGACAACGCTCTGTCTAGCCCCATCATAGAAGCACCTGTAGCTGCATTAGCTGCCATTCGCGCTACCTTAGATTTAGCAAACATAGAGAGTTTGTCTGCATTAGTACCAAACATTCTTGCAAGCTGTCCTACCATAGTATCAGCAGTAACGCCACCAAGATACTTAGCACCGATACCGCCTGCCACGGATTTGATACCTTTTGCAATAAGCGCCCCTTCGCTAAGTCCTGTAGCCATGAGAGCAAGGTTCACTGGTTCAAGCATCCCACCAGCTAAAGAACCTGCAATGCCAGCGATGTTATAGCCCTGCATCTGCTCATCCTGTGCGAGACGTACTGCCCGATCATAATCCTGTTTCTTCATAGCAGCCAACATAAACAGGTGGTCTTGCGAATATGAATTAGTCAGTACAAAGTTCTGTGCTGTAGGGTCATTAGGCATCAGCTTCTTTACATAGTCAATTTCCTCATCACTGGGTGTATAAGGGGTACTAAACCCAGGTATAGACACACTCCCTCTGACAGCTGGGTTAATCCATGACCAAAGATAACGAAGAGAAGACGTGACACCACTATCAAGAATTGCATCATCAGCAGCATCAACAAATCTGGAAATGGGGTCACGTTCTTCCATAGGAGCAGGAGCATCTGGGATATATTCATGACCATACCTAGAATGCCCCTGTCGGTCTACAGGAATAGAGCCAACAGCAGTGATAGGAGAATATTCTTCACCAAGCATAGCTGCTGCATATGATGCTACTTCACGCCCATAATCTCCTATTGTCTTGCCATTAGCATCTGCTAACCCTTCATTATCTATATTGCCTTCGCCACCAAGCCATGCTCTAGCTGCATGCTCCATATCATACCTAGACAGTAAATCCTCAGCCCAATATGCAGCCACGGCATCCTGTGTTTCTGGACTCCAATCTAATGAGCCGTCCTCATTGAGCAATCCTGCTTTTTCAGAAAGTTCCTGATAAGTAGAGGGAAGAAACTGGTATCGTCCATATGCTCTCTGTCCGTCTTTATTTACAACGCCCTCAGCATAATAGGAATCTTCTCTGCTGTACGCCCCGGATTCAACACTTGCAATCCCTTCAAGGAACGCATGTAAATTATCCATCGTTACTCCTTTCTTTTAATCCTCTGGCATATCCGTTGAATTATACTCAGATGTCATTTCTCTTTCTGCACTTAAATTATCTGTAATTCACTACACTATAAACTTCTGTTGGGTTATCTTCCACTTCATCATCAGTAATCCAGTGATGTCTTTCTTCATACTGTTCCTGCGCTTCTGCTACAAGGTTATCCATTTCAGACACCCCTGTATCTGGGTCTGGTGTAAGAAGTTCATTCACATAAGCAGAAAATTCATCTGGAGAGAAATACTGCTGTTCCTGCGTGCTGCTGTTCATGAATCCAAGAACATTAGTGGATGGATCATAGACAACATTCACACTGTCTGCGCCCCCCAAAGTATCAATTAGGTGCGTGATTGCCTGACGTGCAGATCTTCCCTTATTTACATAGTCTTCCTGATCTACCCCTGTAAAGAAATCTTTAGGAACGATACAATCTATTCCTCTTTCATGATAATCAAAGTATTGTCCTCTAATCTGGTCAGCTGCCTGTTTTACTGCTTCGTCTCCATCCATGCCATTGTAGATATAGACTTTTGCCAGATTTCTGATTTTTCCACGAAGGCTAGGATCATTGATACCATAGACACCATTGAAGATAAGTGAACCATCGGCATTTGTTCCCATAGTCTCTATCTGCATTGCTGTGTTGTCTGCATTAGACATAGCATCATTGAGACGTGTCTCCATAATATCTTTTGTGTCTTCATTATGCTCTTGCTGATATACATTTCCATAGAGCTGCATTGCCTTCTTCAACCCATCAAATCCCTCTTCAGAATGATAGGAAATCCCATCTTCTACCTGTGACAGGGAAGACAAGGCTGAAATGTCACGTAAAGTGCTACTATTGAATACAGAACCTGCCAGTGCTGGGTTTGCATGATAGATATCAAGAGCCGTCTGAATATTCTGCAATGCTGGCGTATCATACGTTGCTGTATCCCAATCAATATTCATAGCATCCATAAGAGAAGAGTTGACAGCAAAATTCAAACTATTCTTAAATGCTTTCATCTGAGGAGCAGTAAGCAGTTTTCCTTCCTGTCTAACACATTCATTCAGATCAATTTCTCCATTAGAAAATGAAGACAAAATTCCTTTCAAGAGTGTCTGCCCTGCCCCAATGACTTCCTGCTCTGTCAGTGCTTTCTTAGACACACTTCCATCTGCATTCTGCACACTCTTCATCAAGGGTGCAGTGATAGGAGAACCACCACCATAAGAATTGCCTTTGCATAAAGCACTAAACCATTGAGAAATGTTCTGCTGTGTTGCACTGTCCAATACTATGGCAGCTGCCTTCCCTACTGCTCCAGAGCGTCCAGAAGATCTTACTCTGCTCTGATACTCAATCTCTCTCTGCTTATCTCCACGCATAGAGGTGAACATCCCCTTCTGTGCCATGACAGCAGCAATATGAGGATTGTCTTTCTTAATCTGCTCTACCTTTTTGTCAAACTCATCCAGAGATGTACATTTCTGTAGACCATCAACAATATCTGCCATGTACTTTTCTCTAAGCGCACCGTCCATAGCAATTCCAGAACCATGGAAATCTTCATAAGGCAGAAGTTCTTTCAGCTTCCATTCTTTTCCATTCACGTCTGTATAGACACTCGCTTCAAAGATTTTGTCTAAATCCTTACCGCCATTGTTCGCAATACGTTCATCAATAGCCTTAGACAACATGGGAAGCATAGCATAGAAAGAACCCCCAGCATTTTCATAATCAGTACATGCCTGTTTGAGTTCTTCTACCTGTGTCTCAATAGGGGTCTGAGACACATGTTCTGCACTTCCTATGTCTGACAGTTTGGCAGTAAAAGAAGCAGAGCGAATAGCTTCTCTATTCTTCCCTGCTTCTGCCATCTGTCTATTGATGTTATTCTGGGTGTAGGTGTCCATGTTTTCATAGAACCCAAGCGCAAAGAACTTAGAATCTCCATTGTGCTGAAAACTGGAAATAGGTTTGATACTTCCCAGAGCAGAGGCACTGTTAGGAGCAGAATCCCCTGTGACCTGTGCGTCTTCATTTGCCTTTTCCCAGTCTTCACCAATGTTATATTCACGTCTATGTGCTTCTACAAAGTTCAGCCATCGTGCGTTTTCTTCCCCTGCTGTCTGACATTCACCCTCTTTGGCTACAACGTCCTGATCGTATCTGTTACGAATATCACGAATTGCATTTTCGCCACGATACTTATCTAGGGCAGCCATAGTATAGGGATTGTCTAACAACTCTTTGTGATTAGAGTTAGCAAGCATCTGCTGAGAAGAAGTCAGAATCTTTCCTGCATTGTTCGGGTCATTCTTAATCACTTCTGCCATGAATTTGCCATACTTTTCATCTCTAGCATCCTGTTGTGACATGTGACTAAGGATAGTGTCTCCCAGCACCCCAAGTGCTTTTGCAAGACTTGCTGCTTTAGATCCTGCTCCTGCTGTCGTACTCCCAGAAGGAACAATAAGCTGCTTCTGGTATGTATCTCGTACCTGAGGTGCAAACTGTCTCTGTGTACCTACGGCATTTGCTACATTTGTTGCCATTACTTCTGTCCCCCTGTCTTACGATTTATTTTTACATTCTGATAAGCATCATATGCCTGTAATCCTGCTCCCATCAAAGACAGAATGTCTGCCTTCTTATTTGGTTTAGCAGCTTCCTTATAAGACGCCACTGTACGCTGTGTAGACTTCAATGTAGTCAGTTTGTTCAAATCAATCTCATTGCTCTTTCGTAAATAGTTATCCTGAATAGAAGCTACATTTCTAGCAGTGTCTCCAACAGAACTTCGCATGATCTGGTCAGCTGTTCTACCACCGCCAGCCATGTCTTCATTTACTGCTGCCTGTACCTGTGAATTAAGCTGTAATGCATTCTGCTGAGTTTTCATAATAGAAGTAACAGCTTCATCATATGCATCCTGTCTTTCCTGCTCATAGTTCACCAGACTGCCATTCATCTGATAAATAGCATCATTTGCTTGCGCCTGATATGCCAGTGCATTAGCTTTATTCTGTTGCCTAATCTGCAAGCCTTTCAAACCCACCATTGCAGCAGCCATTCCTGCGAATCCACACATTACTTACTTTCATCTCCTTTTAACTCAAAAACAGAAAAATCATCGTCTAGCTTTTTCCATGTAGCCCCAAGCCAATCCAGATATTCTACATGCGTTGTGTTCTTTGTCCAAACTACGTTTGTTAAGACACCATATGCTTTCAGAAGTCTAGGCAGTAATTGCTTTGAGAATCGTAAGAAGCTGAGTTTGTGTCTAGCATACTCAGAGGTAAAGCAGAGCCAAATCACTCCTTTTCCTCTATATTTGTACAGACCACCAATCCCAACTGCCTTGTCTTTGTATGTAATCTTGTAAACTGGATGTTCATAATGCACTACGAGATCAACAATGCACATATCATACGAAGCACGATTGCTACTCATCATGATTTCTTTCTTGTCTTCTCTGCGTAGTGCATTACAAATATCCCAGATTTCTTTTGTTCCAATCGCTTTGATATTCCAATCAGAATTACACTCTAGTAGCTCTCTTATAGTAAACACCTTCCCACCCTGCACCAATCAATGCTACAGGCATAGGAAGTTCTGTCTCTATACTGATAGAGCAATTAGAACTCAAAGACTGTACAGGGAACTTAAACTGTCCTGTCTCTAATGCTGTAAGTCCAATTTTATTTCTACCAGAACCTAAAAGCCGTGCAGTCATTACATATTCATACGTTTCTTTGTCAAAACATTCAACAATGGCTTTGATATATCCGCAATTCTCATAGTTCACCCAGAAATTCCTAAGCTGCAATCTTCCTTCTGTGTATGCAGTAACACCATTGTCATCCTGTTTACGAATCATAACCTCAGAGAACTTTGCCTTGAATTTATACAGTTCTCCTTCAATGAAACGACTGCCTACCCAGTTTCCTTGTAGCCAGACATACCTTCCATCTTCCATTTCTTCTGGTGTCCATTTTCGGAAAAAGCCTTTGCTGTCTACCAGTCCGTAAGACACACCTGCTTTCAGAGTGTCTCCATACATGGTTTTCATATCTACCTTAGTCCGTCCTTCAATATCATCATAAGCGTCTGAAGTAATGGCAGGTAAAACAACCTTTCTATCCATAAAGACACGATATGGTTCATATTCTTCATAGTCCTTCGTGTTATAAGTAAAGGAGACACTTTCAAGAGTAATCATCCCTTGTCTATCAAACACAAGATACAATGTAGAATTGATAAATCCGCCACCAAGAATGCGGGCACCATTGAACTCCCAGTAAGACCAAGAGGACTGTAATCTGCTGTTATCTACAAACAAGTATTTGTAAATGTATACTTTTGATTCAGCACCAATAGTAAAGAACCCTAAAACATTCTCTGTATTGGAAGACACAATTTTATACACACCATTCGGGATAAAAGAAGGCACATGAGACGTTACATCCTGTGCATCTTTCAAATTGGTGGTGTCTTCAATCGTGAAATATTCTTTGATCGTAGTAAACTCTGCACGTTCTGTAGGAAAATAGACACGTCTTCCTGCTCCTACTGGACGCACATATGGATTGCAAGTAAACTCTGTGACTTCTGTGATAGAGCAATTCTTAGGAGACAATACGCCATCTGCTCTGAGTAAGAACTGTGTATCATTAGAGAAGAGAAGCAACTCTTCATCAAATGGAACAGCATGATAGAGGATAGATACACTGTTATGGGATACTGCTAAATCAATAGGATCAGTGTCCTGCATGTCTACTACAGAAGCGAACCAGAAATTAAAGAAAGACGCAGACCTAGACAGGATGACATTCTCTCCTGAAATAAGCCCAAGCCTGTTTCTGTAAAAGAAAATATCATTGATAGTTGCTCCAACGAAAGAAGGTTCTGGGTTAGAATCCTCATCACCTACATCTCTATCATCCCAATCCAAAGGTTTAAGGGTGAAAGACATGTCTGCATTTCTTACCAGTCCCTGAGGCATGGTAGACGAATCAAGAGTAGTAGGTGTTTCTGGTCTTGCACATTCTGTCCAGAGCTGTGTGTCTCCGTCATATCTGACATAATAATCATCAGCTACATTCGTTGCCCCTTTTACCTGTACTGTAAATCCATTAGGAGCAGAACGTGGCAAATTGTTAAAGTTCTGTACAGCATGATAAATACCAAACATAGACATACCATTGTACCCATCTTTAATCTTAACGGTCTTAATGGTAGTCCCTGCTTTCTTTACATATAGCCAGCTGTCACCAGTTTCTACTGTCCACCCATTACTTTTGGCAGAAGTGGCAAGCTGTTCAGCAATCCAGTTTACGTCTACCTTCGTACTATCAGAAGCATTAGATCCATCCGGTGTCGTGTAAGTGGCAATCGTTACATCATTGATAATACAAGCATATGTTCTGCCATACTGCCCACTCTTAACATTAAAGAGTGCGCCCTGTGTGTCTTTCCATCTGCCAGAATCCCAGACCTTCCCTGTCATTGCTACTTTCTTTTTTGTATTAACAATAAAAGTATAGTCTGCAATGGTAATGCATTTAAGATACTTTCTAGGGTCTACACCACTAAGGTATGATGCAGATTTAGCATCAATGGTTACTTTGTATTCTTTGCCGTCTTCATCATAAATCTTACAGCTACCATTTCCATCAAAAATCATGATGTACTTTTCTTCTTCATCTCTCTTTACTACATGTACAAGAGGACGATAAGTAGAAGAGGGAGCAACAAATAAATTCTTGATATGCACTGTAGGTGCCCTCTTTTGAAGACCACCTACTTCTGTGCTATACCCATTGATCTGTTCTTCAAGCTGCTCTGGTAAACGAAGAATAGCTGGCTGCTGACTGATACCAGACACAATGTTTTTGATTGTCTGACTGTATAAGTTTGTAGCCATTAGTTACCTCTTTCAAGAATTGTCTGCACACCAGTTACACTCAGCATATTGAAATTATTAGAATCAAGTTCATATTCCATCAAAGCTGCCCATGCTTCCTGCTCATCTCTGAGAAGCTCTTCACCAAGGGAGCTGTCACCTAAGTAGCGTGTCTGAAAAGTTGTAGCTGCCTTCGCTGTGATATAGCTTCTCATTGAATCTGGCATGTCTTCAAAATCCACAAGGAAAATAATTGTGCAATCAATACTATTGTTAAAAATATCTGTCTGCTCTTCCCAATCAAAAAGATAGTCCCCTTTTTTCGTGTACTTCTTATTGTCTGTGCCAACAACGTACAGGAGATTAGACAACCATCTAATTTTATGTGTCGTAGTGTCTGGGTTCAGTGTATAAGAATCAATCTTATTGAACGTCCATCCTTTACTCTGCACACGTCTATTTACGTTCCTAAGGATACGCAAGCAGTTGATGACATCTACATTTGTCGGGTTCTCAATCGTATTTACAGGTGATTCACCGATACTTGCAAGAATTTCATTGACTGCTTCCAGTTCTGTCAACGGAGTTAAAGTCATTGCTATTTATCCTTTCTAAACAAATCAAAATAAGGTATGGTGTCTCTTTAAGGACTTGAACCTTAAACCTTCTGGGCATGAACCAGATGCTCTAACCATTGAGCTAAAGAGACATGGTGGGAAGATATGCAGTTGCGTTGAGAGGAGGGTATCATGGCGTTCATGATTTTATATGCATATCTTCCCTATAAGAAAGGAGGAATCGAGAGGTGTGAGAATTGCACTCACAACAATAGGAAACCCGTAGATCAGTCCTACCCCATGGTAAGACCTATACCAAGTTCCCTTCCATATGTGCCTAGCCCTCTCATAAAGTGCTTGCCGTAGCAAGCACTAAATAGCCTAGTCCTCAGACATCGGCTGTTCGCTTCTTAGACTGTAGAAGAAATAGTACCCATATAAGCAGCTTCTGGGCGAAGACCACCGTGTCCCATAGCATAAGACGCTACGAGCATATCTGCCTGATATTCAGCACGGCGGGCACGTTCGATAGCAAGGTCTTTCAGTTTGACAGTGCCTACTGCGGTACGATGTGCTGCAATAAAGACAGTGTTGTCTACATACTCAGTAGGGAACACATGACCAGCACCCTGAATTACACCGTCATTGACTGTTGCACCACCACGAGTAAGGTGTGGGGTTTCAATGATGTCAAAGCCAGCAACACGAAGAACATTGCCTTCAGTAATTGTAGCTACTGCACCATAATCATGATTGATTGCGACCAGAGAAGCTACAAGAGCATTTACACCAGTTGGGGTCATGAATACATAACGGTCATTTGCTGGAACATAGTTTTCAGACATTTTGGTCTTAACATTGAGAAGCATTTCCACAAGTTTAAGCCCCATTTTCTGAGTAACACCAATGTCTTCTCCTGCAAGAGTACCTTTGAGGATTTCACCTTTACCAAGACCAGTAATGTTCTCTTTGTTCGCGACAACCATCTTTGCAATTTCTGCAAGTACGGCACCATCTGCTGCGTATGCAAGAGCTTCACCCATCTGACGGGAATATTCACCACGCACGTCAAAGTGAGACAGTGCTTCATCCAGATCAGAAATGAGCTGAGAAGTAGTCAGAAGACCATCAATCTGAATGATTTTCTCTTCGCCAGGAATGTTTTCACGCAGGTCATCCAGAGACTTACCAGATTTCAGATAAGCGGCTGTAGCACGACCAAATACAGGGAACTGTGCAGATTTACCGCTCGCAATGGATCGAACAATATGGCGTCCATTGGTTACAGAAGCACGTTCAAATGCCGTGATGGTTTCTCCTGCAAATACTTTCAGATAGCGGGCAAGAGCATCAGTACCACCCTGATTAAGCCCTGGCTGTGCGATTGTTACGTCTGCCAAAATAAACTCTCCTTTACATTGAAAAATAGAAATGAATGAATATATGAAACAACAAAAAGACACACACCTGCTTAGATGTGTGTTTGAATATATTTTTGTTTTGCGATTTACATTTTGTATTTTTTTTACCAGCGTTTCTATAAAAATAATAAGCCAGTGTGTCTTTTCATTGTTGTCATAACAAAATTAACCAATAAAAGAACTGTTCATGGTTTTGTCCTGTACTTCTTTAGTGTATGAAGGGTCACGAAGATACCGTGGATCAGACATTGCCTTCACCATTTCTCCTCTGTTAGCAAACCCCATGTTGCCAGCATTGTTGCCAGCGTTACTAGACCGACCAAGAATAGAACGACCAGTGTAGCCGTTAGCAGCGTGCATACGAGCCTTAAAGCCATCAAGAGCCAGTCTAATACCAGCCATATCCCCTTTTTCAACAAGGTCATTAAAGCGTTCTGCACTTCCGTCATTCTGCTTGCTAATGAAGTCAGCAATCTTTTCATACTCTTCCTGTCCCCCTGCATGCTGATAGACATCCGCTACAAACTGCTTTGCTGTTGCTTCAAGCCCAGTAATGTATGCATCAATAACAGACTTCGGATAACCTGCCTTTTCAAGCTGGTCATAGGACTTTTCAGACAACCCCCCATCTGCATAATACTCATCAGCAAGGGCATCAAAGTCAATTCCTTTTTTTCCTAATTCATCCTGTAGCGTCTGGTCTGCTTCCACTGCTTTAGACACACGAGTTTCAATAGGCTCTTCTTCACTCTGGGGCTTGTCTTCATTATCTTTGGTTTCTGCCTGCTCTTCTGTTTTCGGTACAGCTTCTTCTGTCTTTTCAGTTTCCTGTGCTTCTTCAGACGGGTCTTTCGTCTCAATCTTTTCTGTACTTGTCGATCTGATTTCAACGTCTCTTCCCTGTAAAGCATCTTCTGCACCACCTGTCACTGCCCCTTCTGGATATAAAGATTCAGTATTTTCTTCCAATTTACTACATACCTCCCATCTGATTATTCATCCCATCCATAGCTCCCTTTGCTAACTGCGGAGCTGCTTTCTCTGCCATATTAGACATCATGGATTGCTGCTGTTCTTGCTGTAGCTGTTCATCAGTCTTTATGAGTTCTTCTGTATCAATACCTAATGCTGTTGCTTCCATAATCATGATCTTCTGCCAATTCAGATATGTCTGTGCTGCGGGATTCATTTGCTGCAATTCCAAGAACTGAGACAGTTTATTAAGATCATGACCACGACCAATAGCTTCTACACCTGTGATTACTTCCATGTCAACAAGGTCTGGTGGAAGGTCTGGAATCTGACCACCTGAAGAGAGCTGTGCTACCAGTCGGCGTGCTAATGGTAACTGAAGTTCCTGAGACAACAAAGAGTAAATTCCACCCAGTGTGTCTTCCAGTTCCCCAGCCACATATCTAATCTCTTCTGCGGTTACACGTTCTCCGTTTCTCTGTACTGCACTATTCAGCAAAAAGGCAAAAGACAACCTAGATTCAATATTCGCTGCGGTCTGCTGTGCTACATTCAGATCATTATATTTATCCAACTGTAACACCGTAATGTCTTCAGCTCTGCCTGGAATAAAAGCTCCTGTTTCTGCTTTAGACAATCTATTCACTCTTGTAATGCCATTCGGATTCACAAGGAAATAAACAGACGCACAAATAGAACTAAGCTCTACAATGGCTTTACTGAGATTTTCAAGAGAACGAATATCACCCAGATATTCCTCTACAAAAGAACGTCCGTAAGATTCACCATCCATCTTTACCATGCGAAGCGGAATCCATGGGGCACTATCAGCAGGAAATGCCTGTGCTGTCCCATCAATCACTTCCCCATTGACTTCCTGATAAGCGATATACTGTCCATTCTGCAACTGAACATCTGTATAAATCTCAACTTCATCGGATGCCTTATGCTCTTCCGTGTTGTCTCCTGTCTTAGAAATCATGTTCTGTACATCTTCTGGAAGAGACGCCCATGCTACTTTGTCTAAGGTAATCAGTCTGTACCATGTCCCCAGTGCATCACGTACAACGACATAATCATTGAGACGATACATTTTGATACCACCTTCCTGAGGTGGTAAATAAAGACAGGCATTCCCTGCGACAATCAGCATTTTCAGAGCTTCTGTAATGGTCACTCTGATCTGGTGTGTCTCTACATATTTCATGCAAATATTTTCAATTCGCATAAGCTGCTGCTGAACTTCCGTCACCATATTGTCCCCAGACTGTTCCAGTTCCTGCTTTGTGTCCTGTGAAGGATTCAAAGTAAAGAAAGGGCTATTCGGGGGCATAAGAGCTAAGGCAAGTTTAGATGTCAGATTATTGACTGCTCTGGCACCAAAGCTCTGATATGGTGTACTGAAAGTAGTAGAAGCATTAGAACCATTCTGAGGGAACAGAGAAGGAATTGTGTATTTAGCGCAATCTTCCGCACGAGTGATATACATATTTCTATCATTAGACAGACGTTCATATGCACTCTTCGCTGTTTCTTCACGGTTCTTGATAATATCATTCATGCTGTTCTGCTGTGCCATGTTTGTCTCCTATCATTAGAGATTAAGACCAGTACCTGTCGTACCCCCAGAACCAGCTAAACCACCACTATCAATCATTAAAGCTCGCTTGCCTTTGTTCGTCCTCTTCTTTTTACTAGACACCAGATCAGATTCCTGCTGCCCCTGCGTAGGTTCTGGTGCAGCTACAGCAGGGGCGGAAATCTGCGGTGAAGCAACTTCCTGTGTACCATAACTACCACCAAAAAGTCCCCCTATAAGCTTAATAGCAGGCTGTGCTACTGCCCCTACTAATTTGCTTACTGCATGTCCTACTGCCTTAAATGGTTTTGTAATTGCGTGTGTAACTTTATGCCACCATCCCATATTTCTCATTCTCCTTTAATTTACAAATTGTAATTTACACCTGTATCATTAGTTGCCTTATTCAGTGTGTCTTTCTTAACAGTAAGAGCTGCCACACCTTTCTTTTTGCTTGCTACTTCCCAATTCTTTGTTCCACCATAGACAGCATTTTCTGGATTCTGTGCAGTGTTGTTTGTCTGCTGTAGCTGTGCTGGTGTCATGCTAGGAATAGTAATCTTAGGCATCTTATTCCATAAACACATATCATTTACCTACATTCATTCTCTGGCATGCTAAAAGAGAATCAATCACATCCTGTACACCCTTGATGTACCCAAGACGCATTGATTCACTTCCAACATCTTTAGCCAGTAAATAGGAAATATCAAAATTCTTACGAAGATACTCCATAACTTCTGCTGAAATATATGGACGTTTCATCTCTGCACGTAAAGAATCAGAATCATCCTGTACTTTAATCAAGGACTACACCTCTCTTTCCTGCATGGTATTTGAATAAGATTAGGATACCATGGGATAATCTCTCCTGTCTTGCTATCGTAGTTTTCATCTCTAAGAATCCGTGCTACCTGTGCCTGTGACAATGCATAGGATTCAGACAACCCCTTCTTCTTAAATGCTTCAACTACCGTTTCCCACGACACACCTTTATCTGCAAAGAGTTTCTGGGCAGTCTTTGCACCAATGCCAGGACATCCAGTGTAATTGTCTGCTGTGTCTCCCATGAGTGTCTGCATAAGATGAAAATAATCAGCTTCTCCTTCTGATATGACGTACAACTCACGTTTCATGAAATTATAAAAGACACTCGGGATACACTTGAAATCTTTATCCGCAGATATGATTACAGTGTGTCCCTTATGTCTTGTCGCTAAGATACCACAAAGATCATCGGCTTCTAGCTTTGGTCTTGTGATACTTTCATAATTTCTTTTGCACCAATCCACAATGGCATGATAACAAACAGGCTTTCTCTTCCCTACTCTATTCTGTTTGTATAGAGGGTATATCTTCTTTCTGAAATTATCCTCGCCACTGAAACAGAGAACGATTTTGTATTCACCTTCGTAATTGAGTTTGTCTAACACAGCAGCAGTGATTTCTGCAATACGAGCATCCACTTCACCTTTAGCATCAGCAGCATCTGCCCATAATGTCCAGACATCCCCATACCAGTTGACTTCATGCTCTACTACGGTGCATGCCTGAAAGCAAATCATGTCTCCATCAAACACGAGCATCAGTGGGGATTTCACAAGACACTGCTTTTGCATCTTTGTCCTCCAGACTTTCAGAAACTCCATACTGCTTTTTCACTTTATCTACTTCCAGTTCCGCTTCTCTAATGTGTCTATAGGCAAAGACAAGCGCACATACAGCGTCATTAAAGTCCTTTACTTCCTGCATAGTTGCAAGCTGCCCATAGCATTCAGAAGCATAAAATTCAATAGAAGCAAGTGTGTCATATATGATCTTTCTTACATCTGCATTATCAATTTTTTCAAGAGATGTCTTTTCCTGTTCCATTTATTTCTTCTCCTCTTTTGGAAGGTAATGTTTCACTACTTCAATATTTGCTTTTGCTGCATGAATAATAGAAGCATTAGCGTTAAACACTTCATTCAGAATTGTACGAAGTCTAGCAACAATAAAGTTATTTTCATCTGTCGTGTCACACTGGCTTGCGAGATCTTTCACTAACGCAGTATATTTCAGAAGGCGAACACTCATGTCTTCTGCTTTACGATGCGCTTCATCTTCTTCATCCAACTTGTCATTATAGAAAGCAATAATGTCTTTCTGACGCTTATCCATATATGCGACAAGCTCCTTCTCTCCCTTAATAGCTGCTTCCCCTGCTTTATGAAATTCATCATAGTCAACAGGAATATTGTACGTTTTATCAATATTCAGTTTATAAGCTGGGTGTCTTGCATACCAAGTAAGAGTGTCTCTAGCCATTTCCAGAGGAGACAATGTGTTCATATCTACTTCCTCATCCATCTCTGGAGACACAACTCTTGCTCTTTCAAGGAATGGATCAATAGATGCAATCCGTACAAAATCAAGAGTACCATTTGCTTTTCTGACACTTACTGCCTGATCCAGACAAAACATAACTCCATATTCCATCATATGACATACACATTCTTTAGACATAATTTGTACTTCCTTTCTTATAAACAAAGAGAAAGAGAGATGTTCTCTTCTCCATAGCGTGCCGCAATTAAAAAATCAGTGACAATCATACCAATTTTTGCCAATAATACCTTCTGTATCTAACTGAACTCTAAAGTGGTAATGCGCCTGTGTGTCTCTCATTGCTGCCTGTGCTTCTTCAACAACAATCTTTGCAACATCAAGATCTCTGCATGCTATCTGCTGTTCATCATGCACCCATGCCATCAATGCAAAATCTCCATCCCATCCATGCTTTAATCCTCTAGCAAGCAGTCGCTCTTCTGTCCGTACAATCCAGTACTTACAGACAAGCGCACCTGCACTCTGCAACAAAAGATTCAAAGCAGAATGAATAGAACGTACATGCAGCTTTCTTCCATCCAAGCCTTTGAGCCAGTGTCTTTTCCACTTCAAAATGCCCCCACGGAAATCAGTTTCCACGAGAGCATCTTTTACAGCCTTACGTAAAGAACGAATAGCAGGTACTTTCTTCAAGAATCTAGCCTTTACTGCTTTCCCTGCTTTTTCATCTCCACCAATAAGACCACCCATCTTTTTGTCCCCTGCGCCATATAGAAAGGCGTAGATAAATCTCTTCGCTTCATCTCTAGTAGCCAGACCAGCTGCTTTCTGATTCAGCGTATGAATATCACCATTGACAACAACATCTGCATATTCCCCACCATCATACGGAGCAAGGAAATGTGCAAGACAACGAAGTTCAAGGCCACAAGCATCTATCCCTGCCTGATACCATCCTTCTGGAACGCCAAACAAACTTCTACATTCTTTCCCATAAGGACTAGCATTGTGAGGAACTTGTGTGACATTAGGATTTGCGTGTGTCGCTCTTCCACTAACTGCACCACAAGGATTCACTCTACCATGCATACAGCCATCCTTCTTCACCAGTTTAAGCCATGCCTGTGCCCCATCTGAAAGCTGTCCAAGTCTCTTCACAATCATCAAGTATTCTTCAATAATCGGAGACAAGGTTCTTACTTCCTCTGGGGCATCTGGATCCGTAGACATGAAATGGAATGTGTCTTCATCCACCTTCAATCTATCTTCCTCATACAGGTCTGGATTGTCTGGGGAATACTGATAGTGTTCAGTCACTAACCATTCAATCTGCTGTCTGCTCTTAGGATTAAAATCTTTGTAGCGTTGAATTGGAACGCCAGCCTTATATCCTAATCTTTTGTTGTCCCTCTTAGGAACGAAAACTTTGTCTGGAATACGAGGTGCCAGTTTCATCAACTCTGTTGCTAAGACACACTGCCTTTTCCGTAATACCTTTTCCAGCTCTTCTGCTGCTTCGGTATTAAACGGAAACCCATTCTGCTCCTGCTTAAACATTAGCCATTGTGCTGCGTGTTCAAGTTTGATAGCCTTTTCAGAATAGGGGTGTCTTGTCAAGAAATCATAGAGCTTCTGGGTTACAACTACGTCCTGCCTGTTATACATCAGCATGTCTTCGCTGTAAGTAGCCCATGCATCCTCTGTCTCTTCCGCATACGTTCCTTTCAGCTCCCCCAGACGATACCCCCATGCTTTCAGAGACTGTGAGCCAATAAGTTTACCAGCCAATCTCCCCTTTTTGAACAAATCATAATCATAGTCTTTAATGTTTCCATAGAGCAGACGTGCCATAACAAGGGTGTCTCTCACATATTGTCTCTGCTCCCTAGACACATGAAAGATTACTGGGTAGAGCTTTTCAAGACAAGGAATATCAAAATCAATGATGTTATGCCCGCAGATGGTTTCTCCATTATCCAGTGCATCCTGCAGCATATGAACGCCCACTTCGATGTTTGTAGGAGAGAAGCTATGCATTGTTTCTCCATCAAAGATCGCCATGCAATGCACCTTTGTAGATTCTTCAAGCAAGCCGTTACTTTCAATATCAAAAGTCAACATTTTCTTCTTCTCCTTCCTCATCAATATAGTCACTGAGTTTGTCTACCGCCTGTAAGGTATCATGCTCTTTGTCATAGAATAAATAACCACCAATGCCTGTCTCTCCTGTCCATCGGCATTTCAAGACACGCACTCTTACTAAGTTCTTTTTCTTTCCTTCTGCCTGCTGATTTCTTTCAAGACCAAGCACTGTGTCTGCTAACTGCCCGATAGCACCTGAGCCACGAAGCTGGGAAAGAGAGACACACCCACCTTCTTCAAATGCAATGCTACCCACTGCATTGTTACGTCTGAGATGGGATATGATAATAAGACCAACGCCTGTCTCTTCAGCTAGAGAGCGGAGCTGTGTCATAAGTATGTCAATCATCTTACGTTCGTTGTCCCCTTCAAGCCCAGAAATAGCTATAGAAATATGGTCAAGAATGATGAAATCACATTCTTCACTCACTGCCATATATCTGATCTTATCCATCAGATTGTCTCCATCCAATGAACCAAAATGCTCATACAAGACATAACGTCCAGTACCTAAAGTTTCGTCAAAGGCTTTTCTGTACTCTTCATCAGAGACTGCATGCCTATTAAGGTACAGTCGTTTCCCTACATGCAGAGACATCAACCCTGTAGCAGTACGTTTAGGATTCTCTTCCAACATCAGCATACCAATCTTTAGCTTCTTTACTACGCCAAAGTCATAGGCAATCTGTCTTACGAAAGTTGTCTTCCCTACCCCTGTACCAGCTGTCAAGACACAAAGCTCTCCCTTGCGAAGCCCCATAATCATCTTATTCAATGCCAGGTTCTCCCAAGGCAGATTGTATCCATCATTCTTTACATCTTCTGAAACAGCATCCCATAGATCTTTGCCATTCACAATGCCATCTGGGGTATATTCTTTTGCGTTCCAGATTGCATCAATGACAACTTCGGGATGCCCATTTTGCAAACATTCATTCGGGTCTTTGTAGGGAAGGGTGCCAATATACATCTTTCCCGGTTTTAGCAGTCCCTCAATGTCTTTAATACCTTTGCGTCCTGCTTCATCCATGTCGAAAAAGACAATCACTTTATCAAAGGAATTAAGCCATTCAGACTGTGCCTTGAATACTTTCTTTGCACTGCCAGCCCCAGCAGGTATGGAGACACAAGGGTATTTGTTATCATTGATCTGTGAAACAGTCAAACAATCAATTTCACCCTCTGTCACAACCAGCATCTTTCTGTGCCCATTCGCCCAGAGGTTCTGTCCAAAGAAACGATTAGAGAACTTTGAACCTTTTGTCTCAAACCTTTTGTCTTTGTATCGGATCTTCTGTCCGATCAGTTCCCCATGGTCATCATAATAGCAAGCAACCTGTGCTGGCTCATCATGAATAGTTGTTTTGAAATACCCATATTTTTCACATGTGTCTTTTCTGATCCCTCTGGCTCTAAGAGTGTCTACCACCATATCAGTCAAAGGAATACAGCCTTTGCATCTGTGTCTACTTTCTGCCTTGTCTTCCATTTCTTCTGCATCTCCTTCATAGTGATATGTATCGCAGGAAAAGCAGTAAGTGTGCCCATCGGAATAAAGACACAATGCATCATGCGAACCACAATCAGCGCAGGGTAAATGCGCTTGTACTAGCGTACTCTGCATAATTCACTGGAATATATTCTCCTTTAACCCTTGCAACATCAACATCACGGAAATCAGTTTTGAAGCATCCAAGCAAATCATTCACGGCTTTTTTCTGTACATCCGTTTCTTCTCCACAGTTAGGAACATCAACAAACACAATGATAGACGTTTCCTGCGGATCGACATACAGACCACCAACTGCCAGCTTTTCTCTACCCTGTTCAACATGCCCATCACGATGAATCACGTAGTGGTAGTCTACATCAAAATCACCTCTACGGCGTGCATCACTGTATAATTCGTCTCCCTCTTTGTTTTGAAGATCAATATCAGCGACAATGATGAGATCCGTCATACTCCTATTTCTAAATTTAATCTTTTTCACGTTTTTCACCTCTTACATAAATATCTTTTTCGCTCATCCCTTTCTTCGGCTCAGACAACCAGTCTAAAGGTATGTACTTATCTGCATAGACAAAGCCGTGTTTCTCACACCAGTCTCCATAAGAGGTATTGCTCCCTTTACGAATCTTTGTCCGTGAATTGGAAAAAACAAACCTAATATCAAGATCTGGATGTTGTTTCTGAATTAGAAGGTGCTTCTGTCTATCAGCAACAGAAAACAATCCCTTTGTCTCTACAATAATTCCATTACCTAAGACAAAATCAGGGGTGTAATGATGAAGAACAGGTGCAGAAGTATAGTCTACCCTATGTTTTTCATAGGAATACTCTGCTCCTGCATTGTTCAATGCATCAATCACTCTTTCTTCTAGCCCAGACCGATAAGATTCATTGACCTTTCTACTCCACCCTCCATGTCGGCTAAAGTAAGGCAATATTAGAAATCTCCCTCTTCATCAAATGGAGATCCATCATCTTCTACATCTGGCTTAGTAGTCGTGGTGTCTTTATCGTATTCACCTTCAACTGTAGAATCATACCCTTCTTCGTTCGTACTAAAGCCAAGGGACGCTGCATCATTACCGCCGTATGGGATGTATTTAATAACCTGTACACCACGGAGATAGCATGCCAGCCCATTGTTATTGTTAGACATCCAGTATGGAGACAGCGAGAAGGCAACACGAATGATGGAACCATTCCCAAGATTAGATGCTTTAATCGGATGACCTTTCGCATCAACAACTGGAATAGTACGGGGCATCTCTTCCCCAGCTTTTGTCTTGTAAGTCTTTTTCGCCTTGAATTTGAAAATGATCGTGCCATCATTCAGGGTATGCATACCAAGAGAGGGTTCAGAACTCCACTTCTTACCTGGCTTCAGTTCATAGGATTCTTTAGCCTTTTCAAACTCCTGTTCCAGATATTCCTTAAATTCTTTGGTAGTCTTTTCATCAAAAGTAATCTGAATAGAATAACCAAGTTCCTGTCCTTCATACGTTTCTACTTTACGAAGGAAAGCATAGCGTGCTTCACCTTTCGGGGTAACACCATTTACAAACTGTCTTTTTACGTTAGCCATAATTTTTTCTCCTTAGTCAAATTTGTTTACAACTGTATTATCAGAAATTTTAACAAGCACACCCATTGCAACCGCTTCACCTGCATAAATTCTACGAAGCTCTGGGGAAGTATTTGTACAGAAGACACCCAGCTGTGCTGCTCCTACCACGGATGTAGGAGAGACAATCAGCAACTTCTTCTCCATCAGTCTTGCTCCATTCAGCATAAGGGCGTACCCAGCAGGAACTCTCACTCTGCCAAAATGGACGTAAGCGTTTGCATCAATCGTCATTGTCTGTGTTGCTTTGAAGATGAATGCACCATTCACAAGTTCTACAACGACTTCTTTACCTACTTCAAGATGGGGAATACGTTGTACTCTAGGTTTCTTTGTTACGACTTTCTTTTCTTTTGTCTCTGTCATAATCAACAGCTCCTTTCTCCATAGCTTGCCCCAATTAAAAATGACTTAGCGTTAGGGCACTGTGACATGATTTCTTTACAAAATGCTCTCCACTCAGGTAACTTGTGATTGTGTCTCTGTTTAAGGATCGTTTTAAGCTGTCTATAGTTAGTAGTAACCCGTGCAGTCAATTCAAGACCTACAGGGCAGGAATAAACCAACTGCAAAAATGAAGATTCACTCTGTTCCTCGCTAAACTGCTTCTGCAATTCTTCCAGTCTCTTGATAATCTGCGGATCAGTGTAAGGGGTGAACGCTGTATCAAGCTGCATCTTAGACAACCTGTGCATAGTGGACTGACTAGACACAATCTGTGCAAAGTGATAACGTTCAAACTCCGTCCACATCTTAATCGTGCAGGTCAAATCAAAAGACACGATAATTCCGCTAAGGAAATTATCGTGTCCTTCACTGCTTTCTCTGCTTGCTAATGAAACAGCTCGCTTCCAATCAAGATCGTCAATGTAACGGTGCTGAGCATCAAAGTCAAGGTATGCTTTCATCGGATAGCCAGAAGCACGAATGGCATTGTTCATATCGTAAACCTGAAGATTTGTAATTCTCATAGTTCTTCCTCCTTTATTCAAGTTCAATGATGAGTTTAGGAAACAGGTCAATCGGATAGGCAGAATTTGACAGATACTCTGTATTGTAAGATTCAACACAGACACCAGCATATACATGTGCTACATCCATGTTCAGAATCTGATCTCTAACAAGTTTGTATTTGTATGCCATCCTATCAATAGCTTCATCCATAAGACCGTAAGATATATAAATAGTCCTAGACAACGAGAGAAGACCAACTTCACAGTTGTCTGGAATGTACTTTAAGAAGTCTTTAAGTTTCATTCTGTGTCCTCCATTCTTCTACTGCTTTAAGCTGATTAGCATACCATGCGATCTTTCCGGCGGTCTCTGCTTTGTCTCCTTTACGCCCATAACGATACGCATACTTCATGATGTTTCCCCACAAGAATCCTTCAAACTGCTCTGGGGTCATCAGGTGATCCATAATGTCAATGGCTTCTGGAATACCCTCTACCTGATAATGAGCGGGGTTAATAGCAGAATCTTCGATCTTCTCAAGTGCATCTGTCCGCATTTCAACTTCACCTTCATTATCTGAATTGACAATACAAGTCTCCTCGTTAGTACAAAAACGTACAATAGTACCTCTTTCATTAGCATTAAGCCAGACACGATCACCTACCTTGAATTTGCTATCATCTGCTTCTTCTGTCTCTTCTTCTGGCAGAGTGTGTCCAACTACAGTAATTGTACAGATAGGGCTGTTACTGCCGTTCAAAAGCTCCCCATTTGCAGTAAATGTGCTAACATTTCCAATATTCTCAACCCGCCTGTTATCCCATGTTACTTCGATAGGATATACGCAATTATCATCATGGATTTTTGTCACAATGCCATAACCACGATACGGTGCATATACCTTATCACCTACTTTGAATTTAGATACAGTCATCTCATATTCACTCCTTCTTTTTGTAAAATCTTCCATTTTTGAATTTCTCCTTTTGCCAATCCACCAATTTGTAATTGATCTTCGTCACAATAGCAGTACAGTCAGGGCAACAGAGCTTATATACATTTCCGTATGTAGACACACTCGGTTTATATGGCTTGCTGCAATACCTGCAATGTCGTATACCCTGCTTCTGTTCTTTTTCCCAGTATTTGTTTGAACAATCAACACAACAAAAATGGGAAGTTGATTCAAATCCTTTGTACGGATGAAACATCTTCCCACATTCCCAGCACTTCCAGACGCATGTTTTGTTTCTGACTTGATTCGTGTATTTCTTCCACTCAAGTTCATTTGAAATTACAACTCTCAATAGACGCCCCCTCCCCCTCCCCCTCCTTTTGTTGATAGACACAACCTTGATTTGGAAAGACAAACAGAAATGGTGTCTTCTCCATAGCATGTCACAATTAAAATCAGGAATCCTATAAGGATGATTTTTAATAATAATCATTAAAAACAATAAAAAAAAAATCCCATATAAGTAATATCTATAGAATATTCTATAGGTATTATTTATATGGGAACTATTAACAATTATCAATTTAAGTTTCATCACTAGGAATCTAAGAGAATACTTAAAGTATTTCTCCTCTTCTCCATAGCATACCACAATTACATTTTGTTCAATTTGTCTTTATTCTTGATACAAAATGCATGAATCAAGTCACGAATTGCTTGCGATGGTTTTACACCTTTTCTAGCACAAGTAGAATAAAATCTTTCTTTTTCTTCTAATGATATTCTGAGCCTAAATTGTGCATCCTTAAATGAATCGTCTTCCATTCTTTTTTCTGTTCTCCTTCCTTTACTTACAAAAGATTCTTAGTCTTTTCATTCTTTATGCAAAACTCTTCAATGAGTTTACGCACCACTTTAGATGGGGTCATGCCCATATTGGTGCATATAGTATAAAAAGCATCTTTTTCTACTCCATTGATTCTGATTCTTAACGATACATCTTTATTCTGCTGCTGCTGTTCTGTAGTCATATTTATATCCTCCTTTGACTGTCTACAGAATATCACAAAGCTCCACATGTGTCAAGATGTGGAGCTTTGTGTATCCTTAATGGAAAACATAAAGACTATCAAGTACCTGTCTAATGTCTAGTTTTCCTTCGGATGGGGGGCAGGGCAGTGGTTTATCCTGTGTTCCTACTGCTGTTTTCATGTCTTCATAGAAATTCTGAAGTACATCATTCTCTTCATACATCTTCACAAATGCTTCTCGAACAGTATGAAAGAGGGTGTCTGCCTGTGCAGGGGACGTAGCATAGGAATCATGGATCATGCTGAAATGATGAATCCCCTTGTCAAGACACATGTTGATAGACAACTGCAAGTGCGCCGCATCCATGGAGTGAATGAAGTTTGGCGCAATCCCTTGTGTCTGTTTCTTTTTTGCAACATTCCCTGTTTCTTCTGGCACATAGAAGTTTTTAGTGAGATTTAAGAATCTCATTTTCACCTTCTTGACATGTGTCTCCATATAGTTCTGCTGAATAGGAAGTCCCATTGGTGTATTCCATGTAACAACATCCCCTGTCTTGCATACAATAGCGGAAATGTCTTGTAACCACTTCATACCAATGAATGCCTTGACAACAGTCTGAGAAGCTGCTTGCCAAATTAGTTTAGCTATGTAAAGTGCTAAAGTGTTCTTGCTTGCAGTAAACATGCTTCCCTTGTCAGTTCCGTACACATCATTTAGAGTATCTTCTAAAATCTGCTCTTTGAACCCAAACTGTTTAGCACCGTATGCAAGGGTCATCACGCATCTTTTCGTGACTTTTCGATTTACGCCATATGCGAGCCACTGCTGTGCAAGAGTTCTTGTCCCCCATTTCATCGTTTTCTCACCAAATTTGTTGGTCATCCATGCATCAGAAGTACCGCTTTTAGCGTTTTCTCGCAACATGACGTTCACTTTTTCAGCTACTTCACCGTATATATCCCTAGGTTTATCACCAGGAATCAGATTTACGGATCGTCCCCCAATTTCATCCCTAAGAGCTGCTGAAAAATGCTGTAATCCAGAGCAAGTCCCATCAAATGCTACAGGTACACCACAAGTCCACCCAATGACAGAGCCGTTGTGCTTGTCTTTGTAAGACAGCATGTCCTTGTATTCAAAGCACCACCCAAGAAATTCTACAGGGCAATCAGAGTTAGCCCAAAAACCTTTGTCTTTCCCCAGTGGGTCATTCGCTACTGACAAGATAGCTTCTTCGCTGTCTTTCGTCCACTGAATCTGATCGTCAAAAGACACCTTGTCATTGCCGTAAAACTCACAACCTGCTACACGCATCCAGTATTCTGCCTTTTCGTCAGTAGCGGCAGGGGTGTCTGCAAGTAAAAGCAGCCCTTTTGTCAAATCATCACCCTGAAAAGAAAATGCAGGAATGGGATAGACACGCCCTCTAAAGTCCATGTTGCAAGGGAAGAATATTCTCTTGTAGGGAGCGTATTCTTTAGCGATTGCAAGCATAGATAAACATCTAAGTGCCCTTCCCTTTCGTGCATTTTCACGATGAATCAATTCAACTGCGAGCTTCTTATGTTCTTTCAATTCTTCTTCTGTATAATCTCCTTCTAATCTAGGAAGATTATCATAAGGTTGAAATTTGGGAATACCTGCAAGATCCCCACCATTCTTGACGATTTCTTCTACTACTTTCAGCACTCTAGTATTGATTTTCCATGGTGTAGACTGCACAGCATTGACTGCACGTAAGACACTTGTTAAATCTGTCTGTTTCAGCTTTTCCAAATACTGCGTAAAGAAGATAGTTTTATTCTTATGCAGTCTCATCAAAGGATATGATGTCCTTAATTCTCCATAGTAACCACCATCCGTGTAGCTTGTCCATTCTTTAGGTGGAATAATCGTAGGAATTGCCCTACAAGTATTCTGCAATAATGCTACTTCATTGATATTCCATAAATCAATAAAAAGCTGACTAGGGTTAAGTTTATCCATGCTTGTTCTTCCAGTACCATGATTGATATGTACAATTTCAAATAAGGTAGTGGAAGACACAAGGCATTCAATCAACTTGCCACCTAATTTTATTTTGGCGGCGGTATTCCATTCAATCCAGTTAAATCCTGCTTCTGTCATTGCTTTGTGCTGAATGTAATACTTCTTGAAATGTTCACCTACACGCTTCTTTAATCCTGTATTTAATTCTTTCAGATTTTCAGGGTTAGAATTTTCAAAGGCTACAAGATTAGCATCATCTTCAATGCTTTCCCCAATACGTTTAGCGATGGTGCTGAGTTCATTCTTTCTGATAAAAACATAGTCCATTGTGCGTGCCATTGTACTCAGAGCAAGAACGGCATAAAGGTGTGTCTTATCATCATAGATCTGTGCTAACTGTTCCAACATGTTATGATAAGCTGCTTGTACACCGCATTTTGGCTGCAATTCATATGTTACAAACTCACGAATGCTTTTAATAAACTTATCATATGCATAGTCCATCATACCTTTTCCGACTTGTGTCTCTGTAGCTCTTCCGTTACTACAACTGTTCTGTAAGACACGCCGTGCTGCTTCTTCTGCGCGTGTCTTTGCACGTCTTTCCAGTTCAATTTCATCCTTGAGAGTGATGTTTTCATAGTCCATGATATTTTTCCTTTCTCTGAAAAAAAAACATAAGAAAAAGAGAGAACGAAAATGTTCTCTCCCTCTCTATGTGCCACAATTAGCTTACTAGTCTATTCTTGTCTAAAAACCCGTTCCATCTGCCAGGAACTCATAGTTTCCTTCTTCTAATTCTGTGCGAATGTAGTTATCACACGTATAGTATTCATAATCAGCTTGTGCATTTTCATAAAGTCGTTCACATTCTTCTTTTCTCCATTCTTCAAGGGCAGCAATGAAATAGGCGTACTTCTCATCTTCTTCCATAGGGATGCCATCAATCAGTAATTCAATGTAGGTATTCCACGACCATGGATTCGATCTAGTCCATGAATACTGCACTACACGTACTTCCCCATACTTTCTGATTTCATCAAGGACGGATGCTTTAATACAGCCTTTTGTATCAAAGTTTTCAGCTACATTGATTGCTGCTTGTGCGTCCTTGAACTCCCCTGTGAACCCTGCCCCTGCTTCCGCACCATTCGGGGAAAAAGACACACTGTCTTTATCTACCTCAAATCCGTGGGCAGAAAACATGGTGTATGTGAAATCTTCTTTTGTGTACTCACCCCAATCAAGGGAATCTACAAACGTATATCTGTATCTTTCCAGTACTTCTTCCTGTACTTTCTTTTCCAGTTCATTGAATTTGTAAACTTTCTGTACTACTTCTCTCATGATAATTCCTTCCTTTCAAAACTGATCCCACTTACTGTGCAATTTCCAAGAAACCAAAGTCACATTCGATGAACCCATCATCCATAAGGGCATCTGCTACCTTGTCATAGTCCAGATAATCTTCTAATTTATCAAAGCTATCCCCCCAATAGCCTTCCACCCCTAACTCTTTGATTAAGTCTTCCCAATCCATTTCTTCTCGCCACCAAATTGAGTGATTTGCAAGTTTTTCCAGCACTTCTTCTAAGTCATCCTGCACGTACTTAAGATACTGTTCCACGATAATCTGTTCATATTCTTCCAAGTCATCCAGTTCATCCTGTACTTCATCCGCTTTGAGATACGTCCAGAACTTATCATCCACCGTGATTTCTTGATGATACTTGTTGATTTTATTTAGAATATACTTATACATAGCCATTCCACCCTTTCTTTAATCCTAGCCTGTCTCATTAGAACGGGTAGGCTATCCCCCGTTGACTAGACACACCTTCTCTTGTGTGCCTAGTTTCGACTTTATGCAATGAGTTCACCTGTCGTGATATCCACCACTTGTGCATGTAGTACGTCCAGTCTGTAGTTTTTGTTGCTTGCCACCATCTTTATAAGGTTAAATGGGATAATTCCTTTTGTTCTACAGTGTTCATCAATGAACCATCGAATGTGTCGCCGTGTTGTCATGCTGTATAGCCCCGTGATTTCAAGACTATCTAGTGCGCCCTTGATTACAAGGGTATCGTAAGAGTACATTTCATATTCCGTAGGCACATTGTCCTTGTTTGTGTCTACCCATACCGTGTAATTTTTTGTTGTGTGCTTGCCTTTTTCGATGTTGAACCATTTAAGCATTTTCATCATCCTCGCTTTCTTCTTCTGAAATACCTAACGTCTCAAAAATCCAGTCTGAATCGAACCACATGATATCGTTTAATTCAGTTCTTCCAATTCCATCGGGATAGAGTTCTTCAATCATGTCACAAAATTCATCCCCTTTGCCCTCTCTTTCGATACGTTCTGCCGTATCTACAGCCCCACTCCATGCCGTGCGGAGAATGTCATTAAAATCCATTTCATCAAATACTTTCATAATAATCCCATCCTTTCTTTAATCCTGTAGCTTGTCTCATCAGAACGTGGGCAGCTATCCCACATTGACTAGACACACCCTCTCTTGTGTGTCTAGTTTCGACTTCTTACTTGCTTTTCTTCACAAGCACCAGTTTAAATTTATAAGCAGCGTCCAAGTGGTCAATGTGCGTGGTAGGTTCAAATCCCATAATCAATAACTTTCTTGCAGAGGTACAACGTAAGCGAAGTGTGCGCCCTGCATAGAAGACAGCATCTCCCCCTGTGATATCAGGTGCATCATAAGAACTGAATTTTTCCAGCGTTCTAATTTCAATACATTCCCATGTACCGTACTCATAGCCTTCTACCATTCCCACGTAGTTTTCAATTCGTTCCTTGATTTTTCCATAGGCAAATTCATCAAACATAATCAACCCATTGTCTTTTGTCCATGTGTTCATGCCCCATGCCGTGATTTCTTTTCTTTCCATGATTTTTCTTCCTTTCTTTCTAGCATGTATCCCATTGTGTATCCATGCTTACCAAAAAAAAATTTAGACACCATCTCTTGATGGTTGGAATACCACTGATTAGTTCAATGGTTTAGAGACTAGATACAGCATGATTTCACTACCTTTCACCTACACCGTCCCATTTCATCGTCTGTGCTTAACACGTCATCACAAGATACCTTGCTAGACGTTGTAAGCACACACTCTATGAGACTGTCCACTACTCAGCCCTGCCGTATATCGCAAGCTACTTTCATGACTTTTCAGTGTGTATCCTCACTGTCATGTTGCCACCGCTTTTCCCGATGACTTTCTTTTTTTCGTATGGTGTGAATTGATACTACGCATGCAGTAAGTTCACCATTCGCATTTTTCAGCTATTCCGTTTTCAAAGAACCCCGATGATGTTTTGGGGTATCCCATCGCGTCACCGTCAATCTTTCATTCTCAGTGGTATCACTTCCTTCCGTTCGTTCATTGTGCCTACATTGTAGCACGTTGTGTATCCATTGTCAAGAAGATTTTTTCTTCTGTTTCTCTCTGTCGTCTTGCCATTCCGTCGTGAATCCGTTGCCAGTCGCGTTCGCAATGTGCGGTGTTCTGAGTTCTTCCACCACGCTATCCATACATGTTCTACAGATAGCATTTTCAGAAATCGTGGGCGGTGCACCTGGTGGCGTTCCGTCCGTGTCATCCTTGACTGTCCATATTGTATCACGACGTGTATCCAAAATCAAGCACAAATTTGGATTTCTTTGGGGAGAAATTTTGTTCGCATTGTATACCATACCCCCGTAGGGTATCACGATTGTCAACCATGGCTCGCTTGTAGCACGTTAGTAGTAAGAGATTAAATCTTACAAGTACATATATAGGCAAACACGGCTTGCCCGCCCTGTTCCGTTTAAGTATAATAATATTATACTAATACATTCCGCTGCTCCCCGGCGATAACGGCGAGCGCGTGGAGGGTACGGGGGAAAACAGCCAGGGCGATTTTAATGAATACCCTTTCACAATTTTTACAATTTTTTGTTTTAAGAAGGAGGAACATCATCATGAAAAGACAAAGGGCACCACGAGGGCAAGGAAGTATCACCCCATACGGAGATGGAAAATTCAAAGGCATCATCACCATTGGATACAAACTAGATCCAGTGACGAAGAAGAATAAACGTCTCACAAAAACCTTTACAGGAAAGACAAGGAAAGAAGTCCAAGCAAAGATCACTGAGTATCAGTACAAAGTAAATGCAGGGAAGATCAATCCATTGGCAGCTCCCCTTACATTCAAACAGTACAGTGAACGATGGTTAATGATGAAAAAGACAACACTTAAACCACAGACATACAGGAACTATGAGAGTAATATGCAGTGTCTTGATTTTGGCAACAAAGTAATGAAAGACATAACAGTTTCAGACGTCAACACGCTGCTCCTAACATTGCTACAGACACTCTCCCCTGCCACTGTACGAGGAAGGCACGCCCTATTGAAAAGTGTCTTTGAAGGGGCAAGAAAAGAAAAACTCATTATAGAGAATCCTGTAGAAGACAGCATGCGTATCAAGGCACAGGTAGATCACACTGTGACAGAAATGCATGTCTTAACGAAAGAAGAGAGTACAAATGTTCTATTAAAAGCTAAGGAGATGAAAGCTCCCATATGGTTCTACCCTCTGATACGTACTGCCTTAGAGACAGGGATGAGAAAAGGAGAGCTGCGTGCCTTACAGTACAAAGCACTGGGTAAAGACACCATCTATATAAAAGCCAGTGTAGAAGACAATGCAGGGAAAGGGGCAACTCTCACAACGCCTAAGACACGTGCCTCTGTAAGGAGAATACATGTGTCTACATCACTCATTGAGATACTAAAGGCTCTTCCCCATAAAGATGAAAACAGTTTTGTCTTTCACACTAAGAATGAGACTTTAATTGCTAATAGTGATATACAGTACTACTTTAATGCGCTAAAGAAAGTAAGTAACATAGACAAACCACTTCACTTCCACGATCTAAGACACACCCATGCCACCCTTCTTATCATGGCAGGTGTGAACATCAAGACCGTCTCTACTCGCCTAGGTCACGCATCTGTATCCATCACGTTAAACAGGTACACACACGCCCTTCCGCAGCAAGATAAAGAAGCTAGTGAAATGATTTGTAGTATGCTACTATCGGATACTACGATGAAAGACAATCAGTAATAAATACCCTAGATACCCCTATAGAATGTAATTGGGGTACGTATATACATCTAAATACCGTATGGCATAATATCGTTCTTATTATAACATAGAGAAAAGGTTCGGGGTTCGCCCATGGAGCGTGCCGTCCCTTAATTACGACCGGAAAAGGTTCTCGGATTCTATAGGTTCAAAGGGAAAGGTGCGGCGCATAACAATCAACGATATCCTGCCCTCTTCCTCTTGCATTTCATCGCGGCACGCTCCATAATAGGGGCAATGCATGTATCATCTATTTCAAAAAGTTTGAAAACAGGGATGAGTGGCTAGTGGCTAGTGACTGGTGACTGGTGACTAGGAATTAGGTTTACGATATGAGAAAATCGCTCATTTCAAATCTCCGCGGCGCTTCTGATTTTTTTGCGCCGCACCACCATTTCTCATTTCTCATTTCTAATTTCTCATTCAAGAGAGGCTTTCATCCGCAATCCATGGGCGCCACGCCCCGGGCTAACCCTGAACCCTATCCTAAGGAGCCTTC